AATAATCCTTTCCTGATTAGTATTGTAGGAGTATGATTTATGCGCTGTATACGGTGTTATAAACGCATCTTGTTTGTTGAGTTTTATAAATGCACTCATTCATTAGAAGTCTAACTTGATACGTACTAATGCTTCTTTGGTGAAGTCTTTTAATAATGGTTGTGATAGCTTTGCTACAGCTAAGAGATCGTTATTATCATTGTACAGTCCTACAGTTGTAATATACGATTGAGGAGCATTGATCATTACGCTATGTCGTAGATCTCCTGAACCTGTAATATTTGATGGATTCGTTGAGTAGTTAAATTCCGAGTTTTTAACTCTAACGAAAGCGTACTGTGAGCTAACTGTTTCTTCTGAGTTAAGTCTGAAACTACTTATTCCATCAAAGAGTTTTTCAGCATTTTCTCCGTTAGCATTACTTCCTACTGTAGTCGCTGTAGCGATACTACTTGTGTGCAGCAAGATTGTTCCGATATCCGGTAGGAAATATCCTTTTTCAGTTGTGTTGTTAATTCCATCTGCAATACTACCGGATACTACTTTAAATATTCTTCCTGCATCTCCATAGCTAACAGTTGCTAAATCTGTACTGTTATCTATATACACTCCGTTATCAGTGTTCAACTGGAAAGTACCGGGAAGTAACTTCTCTTTATATCTCGCTCTATCGATCGATATTACGTAGAATTCATTAAGAGTTGTACCGCTTAATGAAAAATCTGTATCCTCATCTCCTAATACTAGGTTTCTGTACTGTCCATAAATTATTGAAGAAGGTGATTTTCCGTCTACTGCACTATTTAGTAATATTGATCCAGACCCTACTTTATTAGCGTAGGAGATAGAGAATTGTACTTCTGCGTTTGTCAGGTTTGAACCAGTCTGGTAGATGTCTACATAGTATTGATTGTTAGATGTATACTGTGCAGAAGATGTATAGAAACTTGTTAATGTAGGTGCTCCTGTAGACCATACCGGTGCTGTGATTGCTTCAGCACTGATTGCGATGTCGTCGGTTTCGAATCTCTTAAATGACATAATCTATTAGAGTTTTGTAATTGTTACCGGTACTGTGACTCTCGCTCCTGAGTCTCTACCAACAATAGTTAGGGATGTTGTTAACGTGGTATTAGAGCCGAATAAAGTGTTCACTGTTGTACCTGTGAAGTTTAATGTGGTTCCGATCACTGTTTTTGATACGTTAGTACCTAGTGTCGATGTTTGATTCAATCTCTGAGCTTCATCAGTGTTAATTCCTGCTCCAGTGAATACTGATGCTACTCTAGCGTCTGCAATGGTAAAGACGTAGCCGTTTGTTTCCGTAGTATTACCTCCTCCTAAATAGTTCAATGTCTCAGGAGTAACTGCTTGTGATTGACCTTGCTTCAATGAAATGCTTGCTACAGAAGCTAGGATTGGTAATCTAGCTGTACCTCTTGGTAAAGTAGTGAGCTTATATTTCATGATTTGATTTTCATCAGGAAATGCTTCTAATAACGGCATAGCTTCGATTGCTTCTCCATAGTATGCTGAGCCGTCTGGATGAGATGGATTGTATAATGTATAATCAATCTCGTCGTCTGCTAGAGCAAACTGTGTAGGATTAAAAGAGCCGTCCCCTCTAGCTAGAAGCTCTCTACCTTTTTTTGTTAAGATAGCATCAACTGTTACTACCGAATTGTCTAAATATCCCATTGCAATGATTTTAGTATATATTATAAATATGTAGTTATAGTATTCTTCTTCGTTCAAGATCATCAATAATACTTTGAATCTTCTCTTCAGAACCTTCTGGCATGTATTTTGGTTTTATTATACCTCCAGAGGTTGCTCCTCCTGGTTTATTCTTATTGAGTAAGATTGTTCCTGCGGCATCTACGAATCTGTAAATGGAGTAACCTTTTGGTTCATGGACGGATAAGTCTATCTCTTTATCTAACTCCAGGTGGTATTCTGTTCCGACTAATCTTACGTCCGTTATCGTTGCAGTCCTATATGAATTGTTGACCTTTAAAAAAACAATTTTATCATATAGCTTGATTTCAAACGGGAGGGAGGGTGTTTGGTACCCGGTACCGGACGGTGATACGGGTTTATATGAGTTATTAGTTCCGTTATTTATAAGGTCTGTTTCATCTATATCGTCACCTTCTATACCTAAGAAAATACAATCTCCGTTAACAATATTAACTCTATTAAAAGATTGAGTTACTAAGTTCAGGTTGCTCCCTTGTCCCCAGCCCTTGTGTTCTGTTCGAGTTTCTTCTCCGCTTGAAGCGGAAGTAAAGTATAGGTATGAAGCGGTTACTGCGTTAGCATAACTTCCATCTAAGGTACTTATTATATTCTCAATACGCTTTCCTGCTGCTAGTACTTTTGCATCTCCTTCTAGACTTGACATGTTGTTACCAGCAAACTCTACGTCGTTTAATGAGATTGTGACATCTTTATTTGCTCTAAAATTCTGCTCTATTATACTTAATGTGATTTCATCGTTTGTAGGTTTTATTACGTTTCCGTCTAGGTCTATATAATACTTTATTGATGCTCCAGTTTTACGTTGAATGTCTGGAGAGGTTCCTCCTATCCAGTTGAAGTATGCGAAGTATGTTTGAGTATCTGATACAGGTGGTACTCCTGTTTGAGAGCTTGCAATATTAAAATCAGTAGATGTATGTTTAGTTCCTTTGTACCTAGGTCCGCTATAGCTTTCTACTTCATAGTTACTGTTTTGGATTTGAGCATAACCGGCAGTCCTATTATTTATTGCGTCAATATTTGTAGGTACTAGTTGAGAAGCGTTGTTATCTACAGTCAGGAACCTGTATGTAGGTTCTCCATCTATAGCGTTACTTAATAGCGGTTCGTAATCGCTGTTCTTAAATTTACCTGCAATATACGGGGTGAAGACTGTAGCGGATGATACACTGCCTGTTGGTATAGTTGGGTGTTCTTGCTTTACAGCTAGTAGGAATGCGTTGGAGTCAACTGGATCTACTTCTATACGTCTTATATTGTATTCGTAAAATCCATTGTCATGCTGCAGGTATATAGATTTTATATTAGGTATTTGATCAAGTGAACTTACTCCTCCTAAGGATTCTCGATGTATCCTGATATGTGCTATACCGTCTCCTTGTCCTTTTATTGGCATAATTTTAATCTTTATTCCGTTGCTCCTGCATCTGCTTGTCCATCTTGAATAAACGCTGGGGCGCTAAATGGATCTGTATAATAGTATAATTTTACTTCTCCTTGTGCTAACGCACCTGCTTTAAATTCATTGAAGTTCGTATATATTGAAGCACTATAATTCAATTCAGGTTGATTATATGATAAATATGGATTACCTGGATTTAGACTCTGAGTAGTTACTGTTAATATAGTACCGTCCAACTCTCCGTTGTATTGCGGAGAATTATTATCTATCACTTTTTGAACGGTACCAGATTTACTGCTAAAAGATGCTGTATAAGCTGTGCTGACTGTTGATGGGATTACCCCTCCTTCTGAACCGGTAGTGAATGCTGTATCAATTGAACCGCTGTATTCGGGTCTGGTCCACTCTGGTGTCGGTACTTTTATCTTGCTCCTATTCAGTACGTGTGGTTTTATAGCTATACCTGTTGTAGTTACAGCTCTAGCAGGAACAAAATCCTTGACCATTTTAAAGAGTTGGTTGTCGTAGAATTTAATTAATCTTACAAAATCAAATATACCGTAACTATCTGATCCGGATAATGCTGTTGTAGCGATCTTATTAAGGTCTTCATAGCTGCCTGATGATAGTAGCGTAGGATCTCCGATATACTCATCGATATTAAATCCGGAAGGATAGCTTCCGGTGATCTGGTTCTCAATATGAGTATTAAGGTATCTGGTAGGTGTAAACGATACATCTATCTGATGAGAATCTTGAGTATACTTCTCATCGTTATTTTGGATCGATGTATACTGGCTTAAAGTGCTTCCGCTTACTAGGCTACCTGTATTATCTAATCTAATCTTATCAACAGTTTCAGCTCTATTGAAAAAGTAATCATCTTTTTTGTAACCTCCAACTTCAGTAATTTCTAATGAACCTGAAGGTATACCGAAACAGTTTATAAGAGCTCTTAGTCCCCTCTCAGTACCTTTCGTCTTAATAAGGTACGGAAGGTTGTGGTAGATTCTCTTATAAGTTTCTGATAAGATATCTTTATCAGGAGTAGGATCGTTTGAAGCAGTAACAAAAGTATTGATCTGCTCTGAACCACTTTGATAGAATTCTCCAATAAAACTTGCAGCTAGATTTGATACTGAGAAGTTTGATGAGTATAGTTTTACACCAAACGACTTAAGTACGTCTCTAATCAGATCCTTTGAGACACCAACATCAAGGCGGTTATCTGCATCGTATTTATCAGTCATTGCCTTTGAATAGATCCAAAGGTTATCAAAATGCTGTCCAATCATATCCAAGAATAGATTGTATGGAGCATTAGAAGAATCTTCTCTGATAAATTCAGGTACCGTGTAAGTTAATCTGCTTTCATTTAACTCATCATATAAAGAAGCAGAAGCTACTTGCTCAGTAAACCAGCTTGTTGAATTTGATACCGTATCGTTTATATAAGGAATATTAGCGTTGGTTTTCGGCCAAGCTTTACTTCCTGATTTAAAATACAAGTACTTCTCATAATCATCAAACTTAGAGATAATACCCTTAGTTAGATTATCGTACTGAGGTTGGTATGTTGCTGAGATTGAAGCACTATAGTTGTATGCTTCTAATAATCCCATCTTATAGTTAAAGTTTCTTAACCTCTCTTCAGCAGATGAGAAGTGGATAAAGTTTGAGTAGTCTGTATAATCGATACTTAACTCAACACCACTTGAAGATAGCTGAGTAATAACTCCGTGTAGTGAGCTAGTTACTGGATATGAATATAGATCGTTATAATCAAAATATTCAGTAGGCTGTACTTTTTCTTCGCCAGTATCTAAATTAAAGTTAGCTCCTCTTAATGTCGGGTATACCGGTGCATCAGGAATAAACTCTGCTTCAATTTCAAATACTACGCTATCAGAAACAATTTCATCGAAAGTGAATCTTGACTTAGTAGAATATTGAGAAGGTAACGGTTCGTATAATTTGATAAGAACGCTATTATTAATATCGATATTCAGTCCTATTAATAAATCGTTACCTCCGAAATTTAATCTAAATTCGTTAAAGTAGGCTCCGGTAGAGATCCCGTCTTTAATCTCTGCTACTAAATCGGTAGCGTCGAAAGTTGGACTTACTGGTAATACTCTTACCTCAGTTCTATCAGCAGAAATCTCTTGAATGAAGAATTCTTCTGGTGAGATGTTGTTTAGGAAGTTGTACAATAATTTAATTCCTCCTTGATCGTATCCTGATGCTAAAGCATCTCTTTCTGGATCGATAGATAGATTAGCTCCATTTTCAGCTCCCTGTAACTGCTGGGCATCTCTATAGTTTATATTTGAATCTAAGAGAGTACCGTCGAGTCCGTATATGTGTAACTCGATATTATTACTAGCTTCATCAAAAGCAGAGTTAATTACAAACGAATCTACTACCGAGCGATCTGCTGCAGAGTAGTTTTCATACCCGACTCCGTCTAATGTAGACTGTACTACTGTATACCTAGTTTCCGCCATCTGCTAATTTAATATTAAGGTTAGCGATTTCTTGATTCGCTGCTAGTAACTCTGTTCGTAAGTCTGATATTTCTTCTAGTAGTGGCTGTATAGCTTCGTTGTCTAGATCTACATTCACTAATTCAGAACTTCTTGCAATAAGGTATTCGTGAGAGTTAGTTTCTCCGATAACGGGTATTTCTAAATACAGTTTATCGTATAATCTAAACAGTTCATCTACAGTATCTGTATCTTGTTCAGGTATTGGCTCAGCAAATGCTTTAAACTCTCTGTCTATAATCTTAGAAAGCCCGGCATTATTATATACGGTTTTTTGTATTTGAATTTTCTGATTAGCCATTACGTACTACCTTAAATACTAAATCTTCATCAATAACGTTTGTTGATCCGTTGATCTCAGACTTGATTAATAATCTGTAATGTCTTTCTGGTTCTATTCCGTCCATGTAAACATCGAAGTAGTTACCGGTACTGTTTCTACTAATCTTAGTATATGTTGTATCGAAATCGATAACCATCTCTTCGGTATTCTCATCCCTTAATCCCCAGTATGAGGATGTTGGGAGGTAGTAGTTGGTTAGGTATGCTGAACTTGTTGTAAACGTTCTAGTTGGGTACTTCGGTCTAACGTGTAGTTCAAATCTCTGTCTACCTTCGTCAGTGTACCTTCCTCTATTGTTCTTAATCTTAATTACAGAATTAGGGTCTGTTGTTTCACTTAACGTAGAGTCGTTTGTAAAATCGTCCCATTTAATCTCTAGGTATGGAGGGTATATTGTATGTGTATCATTACCGAAGTATCTTAGATACATCTGGCGATCTGTTTGAAACTCTAAGCTATCTTCTAACTTAACAATAAATCCAGCGTTAGTAATCTGTCCGGCGTAATGAGCTTTAACTCCTTCTGTTATATTGATATTAGTGTCATGAGTTGAATTTACTGCATGAGATTGAGTCATGTTGGTAAAATCATAAGCTCCCGATCCTGTGTACCATGCTCCTCCACCTATTGATGATCCACTATATGATGCAGTGACGGAGTTGATTGTTCCCCAGTTTGTTGTATCGTCTGCATCGATATAATCCCAGGATACTCCTGAGGTGTTCCTTGGTACGTCCCCGTATTTACCGTTTCCGACAGTCCAGGTCGTATTGCTTGCATATACCGGGTAAGCTTCTAGAGCGTATCTAGTTGGGAGTTCATTAGCACTTGCTAGCATTAATCTTAGTGAAGCGCTAAAATCTGTCACTGCTCGATCAGATGAGGATACGTAAGTTTCTAGTATACTATTTACTTCAGTAGTATCAAACGCAATAACTGAGCGATTTACGTATTTTAAAGCTCCTTTATAGTATGATGCTATTTCTAAGATCTCATCTCTACCGGTGTTCATGTTTACATACTCTGAATATAGAGTAGCGTCTTTTTCAGGAAAAATTTTAAATATTGCCATCTTACAATGTTGTTATTCTACCGGTTATATCTGCATCAGGTAACTTAACTTCAAAGATACATGGATCGTAAGAAGGGTATACGATGTTGTTCTTTGTTGCTCCTTTTACGTCGTAGGCATACTGGGAGTAGCTTCCTCCTACCTTGTTCACAATCTCTATGTTCTGTACTGTCTGTACTCCTTTGATTCTATCCAGCAAGCTATAGATTACACCTACGTTAATAGGTTGGTTGATATTCCATTTTCTGATATCAAAATGCTCCTGTAAGGCTTGAGTACATCTTAGGAGTACCTCTCTACCCACTGCTCCTGGTCTTAATACAATATCGTATTTAACTCCGATATTAACAACGAATGCATCTTTAATGTTGATTGCATCTGTTAACATGCGGTACTGTGATAGGTATTGCTTGAGGTTGTTCCTAACGTTCGTACTTGCTGTGGTTAGCTTTCTATCGTTATCGTAAGTTAGTATATACATTGATAGAGAAAGCGGATTACTATCAATAATATTATCAGTAGTAGATTTCGTACTTGTTAACTGATCTTGTAATACGTGCACCTTAGCTACTGATCCGAACTTACTTGGCAGTGATAACGCTCTAACGATATAATCTTCTCTAGTTACTGCTCTTAGTTGTTCCGAATAAGCCTTTAAAGAGTTCTGTCTAATTTCTTCAGCTGTATCCCCATCTTTACCTCCAGAAGCTGCTCTAGGGTTATTATATGCTATAGTAGCGGCTTTAGACGCATCTGTAGCTGTAGCTGTACCTTGATTGATTACCGTAGTAACTGTATTAGCAGGAACGTTAGCTTCAACTCCGCCTCCTACTAAGTATCTAATGGTTAAAGTAGTATTAGCTGGCGCTAGACCGTAAGTACTTGTGAACATAAAGTTTGAAGGATCGTAAGCTACATCAATCTTACTAATGCCGTTTGTAGTACCTAGTCCTACGTTTGTAGGATCTGGTGTGATTACTGAGTCATCTTGACTGTTAGTGCCTGCTCCAAACTGAATCTGAAGGTTGCCTGTGGAAGTTACTCTAGTTACATACCTCCGGGGTGCTTTCTTTAAAGTTAGTAAGTAGGGAGCTAAATTAGCATCTGCACCGCTATTTGAAGTCTCTTCAAAAATAGTATCTTGAGCTAAATAAGGTACCTCGTACCAATCGTTAGCGCTTCCGTCGGTAACATCTAAGATGCCGATGATATTAGAATCTTCTAAGGTAATCGTCTTAAATCTTTCTGGTGATCCTATTGATACTGTTTTAGTCTTAACTTCACCTGAAAATGCTCTTACTGTCTTTTTTAATAAGAAGGTGTTAATAGTGTTTCCTGATGAGGCGTATACTGATACGTCAGTAGGACTGTATGAGCTTGAAAATCCAAAGTTAACCTTTTCATCTATAAAGAATCTAGCTTGACCTCCTGCTACTGATTCTAGTTGAGTGTTTTCGGGAATAACTAAAGCTTGATCCCAGTCAGGGGCGTTTGTAATAGCATCTACTTGTTGGAATACGTCAATGTCAACAGTTGCTGCTGTTGAAATCTTTGGACGGTATCCCATCATATAAGCTAAGCTGTACAGATTACCTGGTTCTTGAGCGTACTGGAGTAATGTCTCCTGTAGCTGTATATCTTGATAAAATGATAATACGTCTCCCACATACGCTGCCATCTCCATAAACATCATACCTGGTGATGTTGGTGAGAAGTCGTTGTAAGTATCTGGGAAGTAATTCTTAGCGTAGTCAATCAACTGTTGACGTAGATCGCTAAAAGTCTTATTAACGTACTTAATGTCTCTTTCTTCTGCCATTATACTTCAAAGTTAATTGCTACTTCGTCTTCTATGTTAGTCTCAGATACAGCGTACCTTAATTGGAACTGTACTAAGTTTTGATCTGGTGCTGAGTCTAATGTTAGGTTCCTAACAATAACTCTTGGGAAGTATAACTGTAGGTTCTCTAAGATTAATTCTCTAATCTCGTCAATCCTGTCTTGAGTGATATTTTCAAATAGTAAATTTCTTAGTCCTGCTCCAAAATTGAGGTTAAACACTCTTTCGTTCTTTCCTGTTAGAAAGAAGTTGATTAAGTTGTTTCTAATAGCATCTTTAGTCTGGTACGTAGAATTGAAAACAGCTCTACCTGAGAAAGGTAAAGCTATTCCTACAGCTTTTCTTGGCTGTAGATCAAGTGGGTCAATTTTACGTCTGTTATAGGCCATTATACGCTAAACTTCTCTTTTTGTTTTCTATCTGCTGTGTTTACAATAGCTGCTGCTTTATTCACAAATCCTAATTGTGATAAATCTAACCCTACTTTTGGTGCTGACGCTACTGCTGCTGCTACTGCGTTTGGATCATCAGAGATAGGTTTGGTTGCTCTACCTTGGGGCATAAATGCACTTCTGTTAAAGTTTTTAGCCATATCAGCTCTAAAATCACCTCCTCCGATGTTCTTATAATCTTCTGAGGTCATGCTGCCTTTTGTCTCGTTTAGAGCGTCTAAGATAGGATTGCCGGTGGATTGGGTAGTCTGTCTTGTAACCTGTTCCTGTACCGGCTGTTGCATTTCAGAGAGTTCTTCTCTAATAGCCTCTCTTACTGCTTCTTTAATAATGTTTTTAAAATCAGATGCTTTCATACTTATAAATAGTTTTACTGTAGAAGTTTGTCTATTTCAAACTTGGCTTCGTCTATTAATACTTTTGTTGTTGCTGAAAATGATTTATCTGTGGTAAATAATCTTTCTCCTTTTGTGCCATATACCACTGTATAACGGCGAGTAAGTTTACCGATCTTCTCTTCTTCAATCTTAATTGTGTACCCTCTATAATCTGCTTGAATAGGGTTATCGCTGTCTTGTCTTTGTTGATTCTCAACCAATGCAGCGAACTCAGGATCTTGTTCAATAGCATCGGGTGCGCATTTTTCAATTAGTGCATCGAGTTCTGCTAACTTAGTTAAGATGTCTTGAATAGTTTCATCTACTCCATCTATAACTGTAGTTCCGTTCTTTATTTCTTGTCTGAAGTCTTTTATCTTGTCTTTCAAGAATGCTAATGTATCTCCGAATGTTACGACTAGCCCTGCTGTTGTAGCAATTCCAGGGATCGGTAATAGTTTTAATGTTGTAATTATAACTTGTATAGTATCTAAGATAGGAGGTACTTTTTCTAAGAATGTGTTTAAAGGTTGTACTCTTTTATTGAGATTCAGGATAGGTTGTTTAATCTGCTCTCTTATCAAAAGTATTCGCTGCAGTTCTGCAGGTGATGGGCAAGGTGCTTCTTCAATAGAATTTGGTATGTATTCGTCCAATAGACTGTTGATACGGTCTTCTGCTTTTTGTCGAACAGCGTGCTTGTTCTTAATTATAATCTTGTACAAACCGTCTAACGCCATTACTCAGTATATGTTTTAGTTGACTTAAGTCTCTCAAGTCGACTGGTGGGT